CCACTTGCAAAAGCCACACGAATGACAAAGTCGCAAAAGGCGAGTGCTGTCAAACGAAAACGAGCTGCCGGTAATCCAGGTGGTAAACCAACTAACGTAAAAACATTTGCATGAGAAAAAATTTTTCAAAAGGCACTATGCCAGCAAGAAACAAAAAGAACTTTAGACCTACAAAGTCTGGAGCGGGTATGACAAAAGCCGGGGTCAAAGCCTATAGAAGATTAAATCCCGGTTCTAAACTAAAAACAGCCGTGACTGGAAAAGTGAAGCCAGGATCAAAAGCTGCTAATCGCAGAAAATCATACTGCGCTAGATCACTAGGACAATTAAAAAGGTCATCAGCAAAAACTCGTAACGATCCTAATTCTCGAATAAGACAAGCACGGAGAAGATGGAAATGTTAAATGCAACTAGAAACAGTAGTAACTAAATTAATCCGTTTTATTAATACTCGAACAGAAGCGTTATCTATAACAATAACTTCTGGTGGTGTTGACAACATGGAAAATTATAAGTATATAATAGGACAAATAAACGCCTTAGAGGCAACCAGACAGGAACTCTCTAACCTGCTAAATGATAAGGAGCAAAATGAAGGAACAGTCATCGATCTTAACGACGCCAAAACAAAAAATTGAAGTACCTAATAACGATTTAGTTGGTGTAAAAAAATCAGAGAAAAAACAAGAAGAAAAAATTCCACAACCTACGGGTTGGCGAATAATGGTTCTACCATATAAGATGAAAGAAAAAACTAAAGGTGGAATTGTGTTAGCTGAAACTACATTAGAAAAGCAACAAGTTGCTTCTCAATGTGGTTTAGTTCTTGCTATGGGACCGCAATGTTACAAGGATAAGGAAAGATATCCAGAGGGTCCATGGTGTAAGGTGAATGATTGGGTTATGTTTGCAAGATATGCAGGCAGCCGAATCAAAATAGATGGAGGGGAGATTCGTCTGCTAAACGACGATGAAGTTTTAGCAACAATTGATAGTCCACAGGACATCTTGCATGAGTTCTAAACATAGGAAGGAGTAACTATGCCGGAAGAAGAAAAGAAAATGGTAGACATTGATACGTCAGGACCTGACGCATCAATTGATATCGAAGAAACAAAAGACGAATCAGTAGTTGATACTGAAGCGCCGAAACAAGAAACAGAAACAATAGAAAAAGATACAGATAAAACATTTGAAAACGAACGACAAACAAAACTAGATGAAAAAAAATCAGATAGTGAACTAGAAGACTACAGCAAAGGCGTACAATCTCGTATTGCGAAATTAACTCGTAAAATGAGAGAAGCAGAAAGAAGAGAACAAGCTGCTGTTCAGTATGCCCAAGGAGTACAACGAGAAAAATTAGAATTAGAAAAGAGATTTGAAAAGACTGATTCTGATTATGTTAAAAAATTTGAGACTAGTATTCAAACAGGTTTAGAAGCTGCACAAAAAGAATTAGCTGCAGCTATTGAAGCTGGTAATGCAGAAGCTCAGGTTGAGGCTAATAAAAGAATTGCAACACTCGCTTTTGAGAATGCAAAACTTGAAGCAGCCAAAGAAGGTAGAGAAGTAAGAACACAGGCAGAGAAACCTGTGAATAATCTTGCTCAAGCAAATAATGTAAACATCCCTCAAACAGATGATCCTATTAATACGGATCCTAGAGCTGAAGCATGGGCCGCAAAAAACTCATGGTTTGGGTCTGATAGACCGATGACTTACACTGCGTTTGAGATACACAAGGATCTTACTGAAAAAGAAGGGTATGATCCTAGTTCTGACGAGTATTATGCAGAAGTTGATAGACGTATTAGAGTTGACTTTCCGCATAGATTTGGTAATACTGAAAAAACTACGACAGCTCCTGTTCAGACAGTTGCTTCAGCTAATAGAAGCGTAAAGCCTGGTCGCAAAACTGTGAGACTCACATCTTCACAGGTCGCAATAGCGAAAAAATTAGGTGTGCCACTCGAAGAATACGCAAAACAATTAAAACACACGGAAGGAGCGTAAAATGGAAAAAGATAAAAACACTTCTCGTGCGAACCAAACACGGTCAAAATCTGAAAGACCGAAAGTGTGGGTTCCACCATCTTCTCTAGATGCACCCCCTGCACCTGATGGATTCAGGTATAGATGGATTAGAGCTGAAGTCGTAGGATTTCAAGATACGAAAAATTTAACCGGACGTTTAAGAGAAGGTTATGAATTAGTTCGTGCCGAAGAAATTGAAAACTCTTCAGATTATCCAGTTCTCGAAGACGGGAAATACAAGGGAGTGATTGGGGTCGGTGGCCTTCTACTTGCGAAGGTACCCGAAGAGATCGCACAGCAAAGACAAGACTATATGTCGAATAGACATAAAGAACGAAGCGAAGCTGTCGACAACGATCTAATGAAGGAGCAGGATAGTAGAATGCCTATCAATGTTGAAAGGCAATCTCGTGTAACCTTCGGTGGTACGAAAAAATAATTTTTTCACATCACTGAATTAATATAAACCGTACTGGAGGCCGTTTTACGACGGCAGGTACATAAGGAGTAATAACTATGGCAAATAGAAACACTGTTGGCTTTGGTCTTATCCCTACTGGAACTGTTGGAAGCAACGTTTCAAACGGTGGACAAAGCAAATACTTCATTGATGCTGGTTATGGCGTTGACTTGTTCCAAGGGACTGTAATTCAGTCTAAAGTTGGATACATGAAAACAGCAGAAGCAGCAATCACTGACAAATCAATCGGTGTGCTAAATGGTATATTCTACAATGCGGCTACAACTTTGAAGCCTACATTCGCGAATAGCTATGCACAACCTATTACTCCAGCAAATAGTGAAGATATCACTGCATTTGTTATCGACAATCCAATGCAACTTTACATAGGTTGTTTAGATGGTACAGCTGCACAAGCTGACTATGGAAAAACTGTTGGTATAACTGCAGGAGCTCCATCTGGTAGTCATTCTTCTGGCCAATCAAGCAAGAAGTTAACAACTGGTGGTATTCACGTCACAAACAACCAATGGCGATTATTAAGATCGGCTGAGGATCCTGAAAATAACGAAAACGCGGCGAACAGAAGCGTAATCGTATGTCAGAACCTTAACCAATACTTAACTAATGCAGTCACTTGGCAATAATAGGAGCATATAGACATGGCAATATCAAGAGCACAGCTAGTTAAAGAACTAGAACCAGGCCTAAATGCACTATTTGGGCTGGAGTACAAAAGGTATGAAAATCAGCACGCTGAAATTTATACTGAAGAGTCATCTGACAGAGCTTTCGAAGAGGAAGTAATGTTAAGTGGCTTCGCAAACGCACAAGTAAAAGCGGAAGGTGCAGGCGTATCTTACGATGATGCACAAGAAACTTTTACTGCTCGTTACACACACGAGACAGTTGCTTTAGCGTTCGCAATCACTGAAGAAGCGATTGAGGACAACTTGTATGATAGACTTGCGTCTAGATATACAAAAGCTTTAGCAAGATCTATGTCAAATGCGAAACAAGTTAAATCTGTAGAACCATTAATCAATGGTTTCACATCATTTAACGCTGGGGACGGTAAACCTTTAATGGCTAACGATCACCCAACTATCGCAGGAACATTCGCGAATGAGTTAGCAACATCAGCTGACTTAAACGAAACTTCGTTAGAACAAGCTCTTATCGATATCGGTAAGATGACTGACGAAAGAGGTCTACGTGTTGCAGCAAGAGGAGTGAAAATGATCATTCCTTCTGAGCTTCAATTCACAGCTGAGAGATTGATGAAATCTCAAGGCAGAGTTGGAACAGCTGATAACGATGTAAACGCAATCGTATCTATGGGTATGGTTCCTCAAGGTTATAGAGTGAACAACTACCTAACTGATTCAGATGCTTTCTACATCTTAACAGACGTGCCAAATGGCATGAAAATGTTCAACAGAGCTCCATTGAAAACTGCAATGGAAGGTGATTTCGAGACTGGTAACGTTAGATACAAAGCTAGAGAAAGATACTCGTTTGGAGTATCAGACCCTAGAGGTATCTTCGGATCTCCAGGAGCGTAATAATCATATTTTTGTGGCCGGACATAGTTCGGCCACAATCAATAAATAACATGGTGAGATTCATGAAAAAATTTATAGTAAAAATTTGGGCTTACGATTACTACGGAAAATGCGAAGTAGAATCACAAGACGATGCAAATTCATTAGAACAAGCAATCCTTGACAAACTTGGAGAAAATAGTATAGTTTGGGAAAAAACGGGAATGTTTGGTCCGTTGAATAGAATAACCTATGAGGAGGTTGTTAATGATACAAGACCTTTACAAAGCAAAAAGGTCCTTGGAGTTGAAGTGGGAACAGGAGCATCTATCTAATGGTAGATATACTCTTGAAATGGTCAGGATCGATGACAAAGTTAAAGAAGTCATCACAAAGATCAAGCTGGAAGAAGCAGCTATTGCCCACAGACAGAACACTGTCGAAGGTGCAGCTCCACAAGTTTCAGTAGCTACTTAGTAAAAAGCTACATCGTTGAATAAATTCAATTCACATTACAGGCTCTCTTGCGCTCTAGTTAAAACTAGTATATAGTTTTATCACTATACAATTAATCAGAACGTAGACGAGTATAGTCGACGGCCTAGAGACTGCGTTCGAAAAAACTAGGAGGATAATACTATGGCAAAAACACTATTTAGAGGACCGGTACTGCAAGGTAAATTTAACGAAGCAGGTTTAACTGGATTCAATCTAGAAGAAAAAAAAGCTAACTACACAGTTACAAATGCAGATTCTGGTAAAACTTTTACATCATCAACTGATGGTATGGTTTTTACTTTACCTGCAATTTCTGTTGGAAGAGTATTTACATTTGTAAATACAGCTCCTGATGGAACTAATGCTATGACTATCAGCCCAAATGCTGCTGATGGTATTTTGTATGCTGGATCTTTAACAGATAATAAAGATCTTATTAATACAAAAACTACACAAAAAGTCGGTGACTTTGTAGTATGTGCATCTTTAAACTCAACAGCACATTGGACGATTGTTGACGTACAAGGTGTATTTGCTAAAGAAGCGTAATAAATAATTTAGTGTGGGCTTCGGCCCACACATAAATTTTAAGGAGAACTATGTCAGATCAAAGATTTACAAGAGTAACAGGTACAGGACAGGTAAAGACAATTGCTGGTGGTGCAACTAATATTGGACCATGTAGAATAACTTACATTCAAGCAAAAGGTCATGCTTCCGGTCAACTTGAATTAAGAAACAGTGCAGATAATTCTGGACCTTTATTATTTCAAGCACACTTTGCAACAGAAGGTTTAGATATTTTTGTTCCTGGTGAAGGAATAAGATTTGAAGACACTGTACATGCTACTATATCAGGAACAGGATCAGTCACTTTAGGTTACACTGGTTAGGGAGGTAAATTGTGGCTAATACTACTTCCGGAACTACAACGTTCGGTAAAGATTTTACTATTGATGAAATAGTAGAGGAATCTTTTGAGCGTTTAGGAATACATAACGTAACGGGTTATCAATTAAAATCTTCAAGAAGATCTCTTAATATTCTTTTACAAGAATGGGGTAATAGAGGTATTCATTATTGGGAAATAAGAGATACTAATATTGATCTTGTTGAAGGACAAGATACATATAAATTATATAGGTCGTCAGCAGAAGCCACGGCTGCTGGAGATCAAGCTACAACAAAAAATAATGCAAACGCTGCTGAAAATATTTTTAGTGTAAGTGATATTTTAGAATCACAATTAAGAGCAAATACTATTGGGTCAACAGATCAATCAGATACACCAATGACAAAAATTGATAGATCAACTTATGGTGGTTTATCAAATAAAAAAACAAAAGGTACACCTAATCAATATTGGGTTGAAAGATTTATAGATAGAACTGAAGTACATGTTTACCCAACACCTGATTCTACCAACGCTGCAAAACATGTTCACATATATTATATAAAAAGAATTGATGATGTTGGAGACTATACAAACTCAACTGATCTACCATTTAGATTTGTACCTTGTATGGTTTCAGGTTTAACTTATTATCTATCTCAAAAATATGCACCACAATTAACTCAAGGTATGAAATTATTATACGAAGATGAACTAGCAAGAGCTCTTGCAGAAGATGGTTCAGCTTCAAGTACTTACATAACACCTAAAACTTATTATCCAGGAACATAATGCCATTATATTCATCAGGAAAAAAAGCACTTGCCATATCAGATAGATCAGGAATGCAATTTCCTTATCAAGAAATGGTAAGAGAATGGAACGGATCGTTAGTTCATATATCAGAATTTGAACCTAAACAACCTCAATTAGAACCAAAACCAATTTCTTCTGAAGGTGTTGCATTAAGAAATATAAGACCCGCAAGAAAAGAACCACCTGTTGCACTTGCTTTACCTAATAATCCTTTTAGTATTACAAATGGAAGTCCTACTTTAACAGTTAGTTTTTTAAACCATGATTTAAAAGTTGGTGATGAAGTTTTGTTTTTTAATGCTGCTAGTAATAATTCAATACAATCTTTTAATTTAGGTACAAACATATTTCCTTTGTTTCATGTTTTAGCGTCTAATTTATCTTCTACAGCTACAACTGTAACTTTTGATGGTAATAATCTTTGTGCTAATACAGGTTTCTTTTTCATACAAAGTTCAACTACACCTGCAACTGGAGCTGCAGAATATGTACCTGTTATTGAAAGAGAAGTTATTCAATATAGCGGTAAATCAGGTGGACAAATATTAACGGGTTTAACAAGAGGAACTAATGCTCAATTTAGAGGTGAGGTTGCGGAAAGCACAACAGCATCTGCACATCCTACTGGAGTAAATATTTTTCCAAGTTTAAAAATTCAAACAGTAATAACAAGAACAGAAAATACTGGAGCTATGCCAGCTACAAAAACAGTCAATACTGGATTTACTGTGACCTTGCCTTATAATGCAACAGGGACTATAACAGGTGGTGGAGAAAATGCATTTGTTAGTCCAATGCTACGAGGTATTAAATAATGGCTTATACATTTCAAAATTTAAAAGACGATATTAGATCATACACAGAAGTTGATGATACAGTTTTAACTGATGCAATTTTAACTACGATGGCTAAAAATGCTGAAAACAGAATATATCGTGATGCTGATTCTGATGATAATAGATTTTATGCTACTTCTAATTTAGCAACTGGTAATAGATATGTAACTATTCCTTCTGATTTAAGAGTTATTAGATATGTTCAATTAAAAAATACCAACGTAACACCTAATGTTCAAACATTTTTAGAAAAAAAAGATACATCATATATGGCTGAATTTTATGATAAGCCTGGAACAGCATCTGGTATTCCAAAATATTATGCTAACTGGGACGCTAATTTTTGGGTCGTGGCCCCAACACCAAATGCTACTTATGAAATAACACTAGCATATATAAAACAACCAGCTAGTATAACGACATCAAATTCAACAACTACTTATTTAAGTAATAAATATCAAGATTTACTTTTATATGGAACTCTAGTAGAAGCATATGGATACTTGAAAGGTCCAGCAGATATGCTACAATACTACGAGCAGTCATATCAAAGGGCTTTAGCTTCGTACTCTATCGAACAACAAGGTAGAAGACGCCGAGACGAATGGCAAGATGGTGCAATTCGTACTCCATTAAAATCACCATCACCATAAACAAGGAGATAAAAAAACATGGCAAATATAGTACCTAATTCTTTCAAGTCTGGTTTGTTAAAAGGAGTATTTAATTTTGATACATCAGGTAATGGAGGAAATACATTTAAGTGTGCTTTATATACTAGTATTGCCGGCTACAGTGCAACATCAACTGTTTACCAAACAGGTAATGAAGTTGGTACGTCAGGAACATCATATTCAGCAGGTGGAAACACATTAACAAATAATGGAGTTGCAGGAACAACAACTGCATTTGTTGATTTTGCTGATTTAACTTTCCCGTCCGTAACATTGACTGCTGCAGGTGCTGCAATATATAAAACAACTGGCGGCGGAAACGAATTAGCTTTGGTATTAGACTTTGGTGGAAATAAAACAGCAACAAACGGAGACTTTATTATTCAGTTTCCTACTGCTGATGCATCAAATGCTATTATTAGACTAGGCGACGCGTAATAGTAAGGATTAAATAAATGGCTTTTGTATTAAACGACAGAGTTAAACAGACTAGTACATCTACTGGTACAGGAACAATTAATTTAACAGGAACCGAAGTAGGTTTCGAAACTTTTGTTGCTGGTATCGGTGATACGAATAGTACGTTCTATTGTATTTCACATGACGGAACATCTGATTTTGAAGTTGGTATTGGAACAGTAACTGATGCAGGTACTGATACACTTTCCAGAACCACAATTATCTCCTCTTCAAACTCAGACAACCTTGTGAATTTTCAAGCAGGAACTAAAACTG